CCGAGACCGCCATTATGGATGTCTATCCCTACACTGCTGATGTGAAACCTGAATTCTCCGGCGATGATAAGAAGGAAGTTTGACCATCCCCATGTAGTCCTGTGCCGCACATGCTGCGGCCGGGGCTTTCTTGAGAACCTGGACGAGCTGACGGACACCGTAAGTACCGTTACCTGTCCCGGCTGCGAAGGGAGCGGACGTGTGGTCGTATCCTCCGTTACCCTTACCACCGTGGAGCCCTATGATCCCGAATCCCCAAATCTCGCGCTATATGGAAAAGGACGGAATGAATGAGTATCTGCTGAAAAATTTGGAGAGGGCCAAATCCGCAATGGAGGAGATACTGGATGAACCAAGACTCCGGTGCCGGGAGAGCTGGCATAAGCGTGACAGGGCGTTCCGTCCGCAGAGTTTCAGGAAAAGAACCACCTGGCACCGCATAAGGAGCCGGTGCTTTTAAAACAGATTTAAGAACCTTTTAAACGACAATCTTATGAACCTGAGAAAAGACAACAAGGAAAAGAAACCGATGCAGCTTATGCTGGACGAGATCTCCGGAATGATGGGCGTCTCCCAGGAGATGATCCTGTCCCGGATGATATCCAGGAACATATCCGATTCAAGGATGCTGTTCTGCTATATGGCGTACGAGGAAGGGTATCTGTTCCGTGAGATAGCCTCCTTCCTGAAGATATCCAGATGCAGGGCGACAACCGCGTATTATGATGTGAGACTGAGAAAGGAAAAGTTCCGCCCGATCATTGCAAGGCTGGCCGGATGCGGAACGGGAGGTGTCTAGCAGCACTGCAGGTGACGGTTCCCGCACGGTCCGGAAAACCCAGGCGGGACTATATCAACCATTTCCGGCAAGACAGGCCGCTTGAGGGGGTGTACTTCACGGACTTTGCAAGGGATATGCTTGAGAGAAGGGGAAAACGCAGGTCCGGACATTATGCCGCGGTTTATGATGCGGTCCTCCGGCACATAGACAGGTTTTCCACCGAATTCGACTGTGACATCTTCACCAATTCCGTGACGGAGGAGTTTCTGGACGACTTCATTGCCTATCTTGAGAGCCGGGGGCTGCGTCACAACACCATAGCGGGCTATGTCCAAAAGATACAGTCGCTCGTCAGAAAAGCATCGCAGTACAATTACGCCGTCGACGCCACCTATGACGGAACAGATTTGCGTGATGAGCCGGTAAATGCCGTTTTCCTCTCGATGAACGAGATCGCAAGGATCTACTATTACAAGTTTGAGAGGCAGGACAGAAGAAAGGCCAGGGAGCGGATACGTGATCTGTTCGTCATAGGCTGTCTGACCGCTCTGAGATATTCCGATTATTCGACATTGACAAAAGACAATTTGAGAGATGGATACATCATAAAAAGGACAAAGAAGACCAATGTGGACGTCAAGGTCCCGGCTCATGATTATGTAAGGGAGATATTCGAGAAATATGACGGGAACATACCCGGAGGACTGTGCATACAGTATTTCAACAAGTATCTGAAGGTCATCATGAGGGAGATAGGGCTTACCGACAGGATCACTTTCTCCTACACGAAGGGAGGAAGGCTGGTCACGGAGACCCGGGAGAAATGGGAACTGGTCAGCAGCCATACGGCAAGAAGAAGCGCGGCTACGAACATGTATCTTACAGGACGGATGAAGACATTGGAGATCATGAGACTGACAGGGCACAGGTCTGAGCAGAACTTCTTCCGGTATATCCGGCTTACTGCGGATGATACGGCCCGGTCAATCTCCGGAGACAGTTTTTGGAGGAAATAATAATCTGCCATTTGCCGGTGTCGGCAAATGGCTCATAACTATAAAGAAATGAGTAGAATCAAATTTCAACGTCAACAGGGTAATATAAAGGGTAAATCATCTTTAGAATTGCTCAATGAATTTTTCATATTTTTACAGGGAGAATGCCCAGATGCGATATCTGTAAGGGAAATGCCTAAACTCAATAGTCAACAGGCTTTCTCCGTGATATACTATTTACAAGAACATTTACCTGTATTCCCTGATACAATAGAGAAGTGTGATAGATGTGGTGAACTGTTTGATTTATTCTATTCAGGCACGCATTGCGATGTATGTGGTAATCTATGCGAAAGCTGTGACGATTGCCTATGTAATAAAGAAGATTAACTAATAACGGAATGGAAATGAGTGAATTATATATACCGCCTGAGCGATTTGAGAGAGACTTAATTACCGGACGATTTTTAAAAGGTTGTGTTTCTCGCAACAAGGGTCGTAAAATGGTTTATCATTCAAAACGTTCCAAGGCCAGAAGTATAAAAAATCTGTCTAAAGGACGTGGGGCTTGGCATACGACTGGTGCAGGCATGAATAAAAAGAGCGTTGTTTTGATAAAGGATGAGAAATTATGTGGAGTATTCCCTTCGATACAAATGGCTGGTAAGATGATTGGCGTGGCTCCTTCTTTGATCAGTGCTATATGTCGGAAAGTGAGAGGCAAACATACGGCTAATGGATACAGATGTTTTTTCGAAGATAGCAATGATTGGTATAATTTAATTAAACAAGATTATGAATAATGACAGGCAGAAGATATTAACTGATTATATTTCCTACTTATACACAACAGGCAGAACTTATGATACTGTCGGGAAATATATCAAATATGTAACGGATTTTCTTGAACGTACTGAAGATGTCAATCGTCGTGGCTATCTGGTTTATAAGCGTGAAAATGCAGATGTCATGGTGCGTCATTCGCTAATGTGTTCAGCTATATGCGATCTATTATCCTATCTCAACATCGGATATGGAAAAAGGGGAAAGGCGGTGAAACCTTTGGAAAAACTTGATGTCATTTCGGATAAGAACAAGAAACAACTTAATGATTTCATTATAT